ATAAGTCCAGATGATCTTTTAAACTGTCCTCGTGCGTGACTAGCAGGATTATTTTTAATTGGTTTAAAGTTTGCGAATCCCTCTGGATATCCACTCTGTCTTACTGTAGCGGTTCCTGTTAAACTTCCTGATATCGTAGCAACTGTGAATGCAAATCCTGTGCCATCATATCCTGCTGTTTCATTAGCTTCTATATAATCCTTTACTGTATCTCCTACACTAAAATCTGCATTCCGCACAGTTACTTTAGCATAGTCTGAAGCCGAATCTAATGTTCCTAAAGTCTCAATTGTGTACGTACCACCGACTTTCATCACGTTACTTGGCTGAACTGCGGCAGGTGTTGTTCCTGCTGTATCATGTAACTCAGCTTGTGTAAGAGAAGTAGCATTTAACCCAGACTTGTTATTGTGAATAAAGTAAACAGCACCTGGCACAAATTGATGTCCTTGTGTCAAAATGCCGCTTGAAGCATTAGCGACATAGCTTCCGTTCTCTGCAAAAAACATTCCTATTCCGCATCGAAAATTGCTATCTATTTGATTAGTTAAACCACCTTCTCTAGTACCGTATGGCATCTGACCATCATTAACATCATTACCCAAGTCACCTAGTATAGTACGAGTGATTGCCGAGGAATCTATATCAGTTGGAATAGGTATTTCAACAGAGACTTCTGTCCAAGATCGCAAGTCTTCAGCATTATATGAGGCTCTTTCTACGATACTTTTACTATTGGACATTTCAGCTACTGCGTTATTACCAGAACAACCCTGCCTAACAACTCTAAAGTTGTCTCTTCTTTGATTAGCAGAATCAGGCACAGTTCCAGTAAAAGGAGCCTGTGATCCAGTAACAGCACTTCCCTTGATTGCAATATAGTCTACTCTATGGTGTGAGGTAGATGCACTATCAGGATATCTCCAACTAAGATATAGTCCACCAAAATTCTTTTCTCTCAAAGCGGAATCAGCAGGACATCTAACCTTTACACTGATTCTGATCTTATCACCTGAACTTAACTCAGGCGTTTCCATGTATTGCGTCCAATGTTGACTTGTCCATGCGTTGGTATTACCGACAAAGGCATTTGCCGCCACAGTTCTTCCATCAGTGGTGTGCAAAGTGGGATTGTTTAGAGCGGCACTAAATGCACCTATTGAGCCTGGTCCATACATAGACATTATTCTAGCTTGTGCGTTGGTGCCTTTTCCTGCGGCTCTATATGGAGGATCATTCTGAAGAAGATCGCACCCCAGAGCCTGTCTATACCCCGCATTTTCCATAATAACATCAGACATAAAGTTCCACTGACACAATCTATATCGATAGTCTCCATTATCAGCCAACCCCAGAATACCAGAATTAGCGGTAGTTATGTCTGGATTATTATAAACATTGCCTGGCCATATTCCGAATACGGGTAGATCATTGTTGTAATCGAACAATGCATTACGAACACTAACCATCTCGTCTACTTTCATCACACAATGACTTGGTGCACCCCCTGAAAGTGTGCCATGAGCAACTGGATTAGCACCGCTTACAGATTCAGCTTTAGTGGTGTGAAGTGTATAATAATTATGGTCTGCGCTTGTTGTTGTTGCATCAGAAACAAGACGAACATAGTAATTTTTATACAAATAGACACTAGATGTAAAATTTATAGACCTAGGTCTTATATGTACTAGATCACTATCTGCATATTGAGCAACACTCTTAAAAAACTTTATGCCAGGATCTCCATTAGCGAAGGTGTGTAGATAAGAAGCATTTATAAGAGAAACGTCTTTCTGGCCACCTGGATATGAAACGGGCCTATGATATGCTGAAGACTTTGTGCCAGGTATTGGTAACAACTCGTCTGTTGTTCCTGCGCCCAACTTGAATATATCTACTCCAGATACACCCTGTGTTGAATATGGTACTGTTATCTTTTGTCCACCTGCCACTATGATATCCTCACTTCTATATCTGTTGAGCCGTCCGAATCAGCTACGACAAACTTAATTCTACATTGTCCCACATCTATATTTAGAACAGCAGGAGAACTTACAGATAATACGTTTCCTTCGCTGTCTGTGAGCGGTATGTAAGTTCCTACAGCACCTTCTGCGAAAGATGCATGAATCTTGACCGTTGCGGAATCAAAGTCTCCCTGAAATGCAAATGTAGATTGTCTACCACTGTAGTCGAATCCACCACTTGGAAAACTACCATCGCCTGTAATATCTACTATTTTTTGAATACCCATTGACGTTCCTTATTGAAATCATATAAATAATTATAACTGTATTTATAATAACTGACATGAGAGGAGGTGATCAATTGAGTATCAAAGATTTAAGCTTTATGGAAAGATCGTTGCTGTTTGCTAATCTAGCAAGCATAGCATACAATGAGCCAGAAGTAGCAAAGAAGCAAGCAAGAAAACTAGGATTCACAACATTCGAGTTCTACAATCGAGATGGCGCACAAGCATATCGATTTCAGAATAAGAGTGACCTAGTCATTGCTTGTCGTGGCACCCAACCTACAGAACTTCAGGATCTTGGTGCTGATATGAGAGCATTTCCTGTAGTCGCTGAAACTGTTTCAAGAGTCCATAAAGGATTCAAGAAAGAAGTTGATGATCTATGGCCTATGATCTCTGAAGACATCGATAGAACTGCTAATCTTAAGAAAGATTTATGGTTCTGTGGTCATTCACTAGGTGCCGCAATGGCAACAATCATGGCTTCTCGCTGTATGTTCACTGAATCTCTTGGAAATCCAGTAGAGTTATATACATTCGGTTCGCCACGAGTTGGTTGGAAAGGATACTGTAATTCATTAGGCGTTGTACACCATCGTTGGAAGAATAATAATGATATCGTTACATCAGTACCACCTAGATTTATGGGATTCAAGCATCATGGTACAGAGCATTACATCAATGCTTATGGCAATCTTCGTAATCCGACAGGTTGGCAGAGAATCAAAGACAAAGTTCGTGGTCTTTGGGAAGGTGTATGTGAAGGCTATCTAGATAGCTTCTGTGATCATGGAATGGCTGAGTACATTCGACATATACAAAGTAACATAAAGTAGTATCTAAGCCCCTTAATCGGGGCTTTTTTTATGATCGATTATGCCAAGGCTCACGAAATCTAGGCTCTTCTTCAGCGTCTGGTCCAAACTTCTCAATTAGACCCTTAACGTGGTTCTTATGACACTTCAGGTTTATGATACCATTCATCCACTCATCTGATAGCAGAACTCCCCTCTGGAACTGTTCGGCCGCTTCTAAATATGACATCTCACCTTTCTTATTACATAGATGAATAATCTCTCTATCGAAATTGTCGGGCCCAAGCTCTTCTACGAGTAGCTTAACCTCTTCACTTGATCCGTAATAAGTCATCCAATCTGACTCTTTGACAACCTTTCGCTTTCTAGTCTTTCCCTTTAGAGGCGCTAGTCTGCGTGTAGACATAAACAGCTTCTTACCCAGATACTTTCTTCCTGTGTCCTTCATGGTGATAATATACACGAATCCGATATAGTCTTCTATCATCTCACTCGTAAACTCTTCACCATTATAAGTCCACATCTAGTCTTCCCAGTCCTGTTCCATAAAGTCTTCATCGATTTCTATAGACTCTACCTCATCAATAACTGCTCCACATACTGGACAGTACTTAGCTTTAGATTCCGAATCAATCAACTCCACACTGAACTCTGAATCACAACTACCGCAAAATGCGTCTACTCTTTTCATATTTGTTCTACTCCTAATCCACATTCCCTTAAAAAGTTTACACCAGCAATATCCCTGTATTCTGTTCTCCAGTAAACTTTACTAATTCCACTCGCATATATCATCTTAGCGCATTCCATACATGGCGCATGGCTTATATATAGCTCTGCTCCTTTACCACTTTCGTTCGATGCCGCTAACTTAGCTAGACAGTTCATCTCTGCGTGTATGACTTCAGGCTTTGTCTTGAGTAGAACCATACCCAATTCAATGTCCTCTGGAGTAGATTCTCCAGTCATCCAATCTGGCTTATGCTCATGCTCACAGTTGTTATCCCAACCAGATGGCATACCATTGTAGCCGATACTCAACACTCGATTATCTTTGACTACAATAGCACCAACTTGTAACTTTCTCGCAGTGGACAGAGAAGCGAACCTCTCTGCCACATCCATATATGCACTCTGCCACTTATCCATTAAGCGGCACAACCATTACCGTCCATCCCACATACTTCGCCTTCTGGAGTATTCTCACTCCAACCCCATTCGCCTTCCATTCCGTTTACAGAATACTCAGTCACTCGCTTCTCAAAGAAGTTATCGTGTGACGCACCATTCAGCACCCAGTCAAGCCAAGGCATTGGATTATCTTTCGCATTGAACTTTGGCTTCATACCAAGCTGTAATAAACGTCTATCAGCGATATGACGAATATACTGCTTAACATCTTTCTCAGTAATACCTTCTTGCTCATGTCCGTTGAATGCTAGTTTGATGAACTTGTCTTCTAGCTTAACAGCATTCTTTGCCATCTCATAGATTTTAGACTTCAACTCATCGTTTACAATACGAGGATGCTCTTCTACGAACTCTCGGAACAACTTAGCGTTGCCTTGAACGTGCATAGTCTCATCTCGAATAGACCATTCAACAATAGTACCCATACCTTTCATCTTACCGAAACGCTGAAAGTTCAACAGCATTACGAATGATGCAAATAGAGACATACCTTCGTTGAACACAGACTGTGCAAGTATTAATGCTAGTCCAGTGTGGCTATTAATATTACCCTCTTTCATAAAGTCTAGCTTCTCACCCATCTCTTTGTATTCAAGAAATGCATGAAAGTCTTCATCAGGTAAACCTAGCGTGTCATTCAATAGAGCATATGCTCTTTGGTGTACGCCTTCACGATTCGCAAATGATGATAACATATTACGAACTTCGTTGTTCTTAAACTTTGGAATCAACAGTTCGTGATAGTTCTCACCTACTTGTACGTCTGATTGTGTGAACAAACGTAGAATCTGTGTTATAAACTCTTTCTCACTTTCGCTTAACTTAGTCTTCCAGTCTTGTACGTCTTCAGACAACTCTGCTTCGGTCTCGACCCAGTGAATCTCTTCGTGCTTTTGTGTCAATTCGACTGCCCACGGATATTGAAATGGGCGGTACGCTTTACTAAATTCTAATAATCCTGTTCTCTCGCTCAACTGCTCTCTCCTGAATTTGTTTTTTATGTTTGCATTCCCAATACTATCATTCTGGCGATAATCATCTCTAACTCAGCTTCAGTAATGGGATAGGGTTCACCTATCGTGTCACAAAACTGTCTGATTAGAACCACGCTAATCTGGCTACCCTTCGCAGGCCCGACACTCGCCGTCATCACCATTATCCTCAAGTGGTTTGTTTAAAAATTTCATTAACTCATCGTAACCACCAACATACTCACCTGCAATGTATATCTGTGGAACACTCTTAACATCTTTACGTCCAGTCACTTCTGCGGCACTCTTACCAACAGACGCTAGATCGATGTCATCAAATGGTATACCTCGTAATCTCAACTCTTCTTTTGCCATTGAACAGAATGGACAATTCTTCTTCGAGTAAATGATGTTACGCATATCACCTTGTAGTGCTACTCTTTCAACTTTCTCACTTACGTTTTCAGCTCTTTGTTTGGCTTCTGTACGCAGATAATATAATCCTTTCAAACCCTCTTTCCATGCTCGTAGATGCACTTGATTGACATATGACTTGTCTGCACCGGCAGGGAAGAAGATGTTAACACTTTGACCTTGACAGATATACTTCTGTCTATCAGCGGCGTGTTGTACAACCCAATTTTGATCTAATTCATCAGCAGTCTTGAAGATAGCTTTCTCGCCTTCATTCAAGAATGGTAGATGCTGTACAGATCCTTTGTTCGTAATGATCGAAGTCCAAATAGCATCGTTGTCTTGATCTTTAGATTGGATCAATTGCTTCAGATACTTGTTTTTCACAAGAAACGAACCAGCTCTTGTTCTATGCGTGTATGCATTAGCTTTCAATGGCTCGATTGATGGTGAAGTCGATAGAATCACACCAGAACTTGCATTTGGTGCGATTGCCATTAGATGCGAGTTACGTCTGCCTGAATCAGGGCCATCTAGATATGCGCCACGCTCTTCAGCAAGTAGCTCGGTCTCAGTAACAGCCTCAGACTTAATCGTCTTAAACACGACATCATTGATCTCTTTCGCTAGTTCTGACTCCCATGCTACACCATGCTTCTGGAGTAAGCTGTGAAAGCCCATAGCACCAAGACCAATACTTCTCTCTCGGGCTGCACTGTATCTAGCTCTTGAGATTGAATCTGGAGCATTCTCAATGAAATACTCAAGTACGTTATCAAGCATACGAACTAGATCACGAACAATAGAGGTGTCTTTCCAATCATCGTAGTACTCAAGATTCAAAGACGATAAGCAACAAACCGCTGTACGATCAGCATCAGTTGGAAGATGAATCTCGTTACATAGATTCGATCCATTGATCTTTAGACCCGCATCTTTCAATGGCTGTGGTAAGTCTCTGTTCGCTGTGTCAATGAAGTTAAGATAAGGTTCACCCGTTCTGAAGCGTGTCTCAATGATGCGCTCCCAGAGCTTACGAGCGTCTACAGAGTCTTTCACACTTCGATCTTTAGGATCACGAAGATCAAAAGAACTTCCTTGTTTAACTGCCTCCATAAACTCGTCTGTGATATTAATCGCATTATGTAGATTCAATGCTTTACGTTGCACATCACCTGTAGGAATACGCATATTCAAGAACTCAATGATATCTGGATGTGAGATATCCATGTAAGCGGCATAAGAACCCTTACGAGTCTTACCTTGACGATACGCAATCATATCAGCATCTACTGTATGAATAAACGGCATAGGACCTGGTGCTACATCAGATACAGTTCGTACATCACTCCAGTGACCACCAACTCCACCACCCATGACTGACAACCATCTTAACTCAGCAGTATGTTCGATTAGTCCCTCTAGGGTATCTGGAACATATGTTAAGAAGCAAGAGATTGGTAATGCCTTTCCTGCTTCACCGTTGAAAGGGGCATTTGATAATACAGGAGAAGCAAACATGAACCACTTCTTACTAACATAATCGTACAGTCTTTGTGCTAGTGCTTCGTCAACAACACCCTTGTAAGTAGACCAAGCAGTAGCGGCTCGTCTATAGGCTTGCTGTGGAGAAGTTTCTTTCTCGTGTAAATAGAAGTCTTTTAGCATACCTAGTGCGTATGATGCTAAAAGTGAATCTCTATCCTTATCAATTTTTATTGTCATTTCTATATCCATTTTTTGATTAATACACAGTGTAAATCACTTCAGTAGTGTATATATACAATGTTAGTTTTAGTCGTTTACGAAATCTTCGATCATCGGGAAGATAGCGTGAATAGCACAACCGATTTCTCTAGCTAATTCCATATGTTCTTTTTGAGTGCCGTTTGCTGATCGTAACTCGACATAATGAATCCATGACCGAATTGTTCCATTAGCGTACAGTCTAGACTTTGTGTTGCCTTCAGGAAGAACTGCTCTTGCTTGCTCTTTAGCGATGCCATTATCGATAGCCCATTCATAAGCTTCTTTAGCTTTCAGAATTACTTTGAGTTGCTCTTCTTCCCATCTTTCATTGATATATTCGTCATCACATTCAACACTATTCTGTCGATTCTTTTGATCTTGTAATCGTGCATCTCGCACTACGAACGTATCGCTCATAGCGGCAGGATCAGCATAACGCTGGCTAAACTCTTGGAAAGCAAACGATCTATGACGTAGGAACTGTCTAGCAATGTCACGAGTAGTCTCTACTTCGATTGTAGCAGAGGCCATTTCAAAAGGTGACCAATGCTTGTGTTTGATAAGATAAGCGAGAAGCCGCTCACTTGTTTCTAGATTCATTTGCCCTTTGGGATTTGACACTTTAGCGCAATAAGCAATCATATCTTGTACATCTTTTAATTCTTCTACCGAACCTTCAGCAGGTTGAGTATATCCTATAAGTTTAGCTTTCATCAATAATCCTATTATATATTAACATTTTTTCCAATAGCTTAGTTGCAGTTTGCCCTCTAAGCCTCTATAAGTGTGTTCGTCAATCATACGCTTAAGTTGTTCTTGCGTCATACCAGACATTATAACATCATTTATGTCTTTATGCAAGACATTTTCTGGCCAGATACAAACATTATATCCT